TCTTGAAACCCCCATTGTTCAACCTGTTTGGTTCGTTATTGACGCCCCCGTTGTTCAACCTGTTTGGTTCGTTCTTGAAACCCCCATTGTTCAACCTGTTTGGTTCGTTATTGACGCCCCCGTTGTTCAACCCTTTTGGTTCGTTCGTGGGACCTATGTTATTCAATAATCCTACATTGTTCTTGGGTGTAACACCCTTTTTGGTAAGAATTCTCTTCCGAGAAAACTTTACAGGTTCGTGAACATTCATACCACGGAGACGCTGACCGATGGCATGCTGTAGATCGCATTTTTTAAGATTTTCAATCTTCTTAAGACCAACTTTTCTCGCAAAGCGTACAAGGTCTTTGCGTCTGACTGTGGAGCTAAAAAATAATTCATAGTCTTTGGATGTCAACGGTGACTTTTTATCGACCAAATATGTTTTAGTCGAGTTCATGATGAGAGGGGGTAAAGGTAGTTTGCCTCCCTGAATATTTTCATAGACTTCACATATTTCTTCTTTTGTTAGTTTAATGGATTTCCCGGTATTCATTCTTATGAGTTTCCTGAGAGTATCTAGATCCGCGTTGGGGTCGCACGCGTCAGTCATATATATTAAACTAACAAAAAATTATAATAATTTGATGTCCCAATTTTAAGAGACCTGATTTTTAAGGAGTGGTCAGCCTTAATTAAATGTAACCACATTAGGCTGTCAAAGAGTATATCCTCTGTTAAATAACTGAATTTTCTCTTCATAACTCATGTTGAAATCAAAGACATCCGTGTCTTCTACATTGATTTCGAGTATTTCTATTGGTGTATCATAAGTCACCCGATTAGAAAGTGCTGAACGCACAAGGGTTTCGACAAATTGTTTTGGGGTTTCAATGTCATCTTGGTACATTCGATTCATCTTAATTTTAATACACGTGACTTCGTGTGGTTTTTTATCGAAGAATGGTGTTAATGGGTACTCCTCTTTCATACCCCCATCTACATAGGTTTCACCGTTATACTTGCCACAAGCAAATATGAAAGGCACTGCCATACTCATACACACAGCGTCTATCACCTTCATATCTGGGTGTGTATCTTTAGAAAAATAAACGGTTTCGGCTGTATTCATACAAAATGCTGAAATATAAATCTTCATTTCAATCTCTTTGAATGTTGGGTCACATCCACATATCTCCACAAATTTTTTACGGATAGGTGCCATGTCAACAAAACCAAATTTGTTAAAAAAGGACCCTATGCGTATCTTAACAAAATTGGGGACATTCAAATTCAATGAAGTTTCGAAAATTTCATCAATAGACATTCCAACTCCTAAGAATAGTGCTAAAATCGAACCAGCGGAAGACCCTGAAATTTCTTTCACATCGACAAGTTCAGACTCTCGAGCTTTTAGGGTACCTATCATGGAATATATACCCATAGACGCTGGCCCTAGCACGAGGTATTTCATCTTCCTACTTAATAGAATTGAGGAAATTGACGACGCAAAAGCGCGAAAACCACGGCGAATACAATCGCGTGTGTCAGAGACGCTTCGAGACTGGTCTGACCTGATCGCATCACACCACCCGAACCTGGGGGGAGAGTGAGGAGAAGACCAGGGCTCAACGCGAGGAAGAGCACGGTGGTTACGACAAGGTCGGTTCTGGTGAGCACGAGACCCATAGCCTTGGCGATGAGGCTGTACACGAGGAAAAACACGAGGGCGTGGAAGAAGATCGCCGACTGGTTTGTTTTGCGGTTCATGAAAGTTACCTTTGACCCATTGGTGGTCAGAAGAACACCTGGGCTGAGCGCCAAAAAAAGGGCGGCGGGGATAGCGACTTTCTGGGAAGTGATATCGGGGAGCATTTAATATAGGCACATATATTTTTTAGAAAAGTCGACAAAATGGTTGAAAGTAGCACCGCGCATCATTTCTTCATGCAGACCATTATCAATAATGATTATTCGTAGTCTTTTCCATATGTAATAAAGGAGTTCTTCATTTTCGGAGTGGATATCTAGAACATCCATATCATCGTGTTCTTTGTAACAAAACTCCACAAAATCGCAAAATTCTCCCATATGTTCGACGCGGGCGTCATCCATCAGTGTTCTGATAGTATTCCATATATGCCATAGCTCTTCTGAGTATTCGACTTCCCAGTCTTCGATATTCAGAGGAACGTTATCAACAATTTCTTCATCATCACTCACACCGGTATCAAATCCGGTGTTCGCTTCGTATACGTATTGGCTCCAGACCATTAGTTACTTACTTCTTTTTCTGGTTTATCCTTTATACCAGTTAGGGACAGTGAAGTGGATTCTTTCGTTTTAAGTCCATCTTTAATTGCATTTAGGGCTCCTTCTACCTTAGTTTCGTCTCCACCAAAAAATGTCATTAAACCTTCCTTGATAGAATCCTTACTCATACCAGCCTTCCTGACAGATTTACGAATGCTAATTTTACCCTTCCTGAGGTTGATGGTGTCAATACCCTGATCCATCATATGTTTTTTTACATTTTCCTTCAAGCGCTTCTCCTCTTGATTGAGGACCTTAATATCGGATTTCGCCTCGGCTAATTGTTTGCTGAGCTCTACGAGTTTAGATACACTCCCGGAGAGGTCAGGTGAAACAGAAGTCATTTATAATACTATTCGTTTATTCTTTAAGCGCAGAGACCACGCTGCATCGAATCGGGAACGATGGTGGAATTGTTCCACACGAAAGGCGCTTTGGGGTTGGGGGGATCCTTACGGATCTGCTGGTTAGCGTTGCGGAGTGCACCACCGACAGTCTCGGGGAAGCCAACCTGGGCACGAGGTTCCAGGAAGTTCTGTCCCTTGAGGATGTCGTCTGGGGCAAACTGACCGAAGTCTTCCTCGGAGGCAACCTCACGGGGGAGGAGAGACGAGGCGAGGCCGGTGCCACGCTTCATACCATCACACACCGTATCGGCTGGCGCATCCAGGGAACCAGCAGTGGGACCAGCGGTGATACCGGGACCAAAGGCAGAGTACTCGCGCTCACTGATAGAGTAAGCGGACTTGGAGTTCATGGTGAAAAGGAGGAAGACAAGAGCAGCTACGGCGACCAACATAAGAATGTTCTGGTTACGACCCTTCATCATCTTTTATATAATAATAACAATTTTTTTATTCTTCATCCTCGACAAAAGCATAACCGTCTGGATAAGTGTCGACAATTGGATCATCATGGACCTTCACCTGGACGACATTCCAAGTTGGACCGAAAGCCTTCTTGGCGAACCAGAATCCAGCAAATTCGAGAATGACATCACAATTCTTTTCGGGCTGGACAGCCTCAAAATCGATGACCTCCTGCTGTGTATTGAACACCTTGGTCGCTTCGATGCGGTCACAGGTCATCGAGCCGGCATTGATGGTAGAGGTGTAGGCACCCCTAATGACACCATCTGAAACCTTCTTACCAAACCAAGACTCACAATTCTCGAGAGCAGCTTCGAGGTTCTGAGTGTCGACACCATCAATCTTATCGATGTTCGCATCTGAACCGAGATGCATGATGATCTCCCCTGACACATCGGTAATCTTCACCTTATTGAGTTGAACCAGGGATTTACGCTTATCATCATTGAGGACCTTGACAAAGTAGAGACCATCTTCACCTTTAGTGGGGGCGTTGTAGATCATTTATGTATACTGATGGTTTCATTTCTTTAAACCAACAAAAGGTATGGCTGCAGCTTTATTAAGTAATTCTTTTGGTACCCATTGGTTTCGCCTGGGTTTATACCCATATAGGGTTTTAGTGATGTTCAGATTCTTGGGGAGTGTGAGAGCCTTATTCGTTCTGAGTGGGTACTCATTTTTCACATATGAATTGTTTTTCACATTCTTCCATTTGAGATTGTTAAGATTGAAACGCTTGTTTCCTGATGATTTGGTGTACCCATTGATTTTCGTATTCTTTACGACAGGTTTGAGACCGTGTACGAGTTGTTTAGAGAGTTTATCTTGTACCGGTTTTGTTGTGAATTTGTTGTATTTATAGGGATCAACCTTTTTTGCTCGGTTCATAGGAACTTTAGCATCTTTCTTCACCACTGGGGCTCGCTTGACGATTTTTCCTCTAACACTCTTGAACACATCATCGATTGAATTCGTGGACTTGATACGCTTATCGAAGAGTCGCGCCAATTTGATGAGGCGTTGACGATCCTTTTCCTTTTTTTCAGGTCTAAGTTTCAGTTTATGCATCAGATAGATGTCTTCGATAAGAAACTCTTTACTCGCGATGTACACTCGATTGTCTGTAACGAGTTTTCCAGTGTTCAGGTTACGATAGGTGATACCACGCCGTCTCGATAAGACCACTTCGTATCCAAACTCTTTTGGGCGCATGAATGGGATATCGAGAATACCACCCATGGTAAAGTCTTTAATACGCCCAGTTTCTGGTGAGAAGAAACGAATATTGAGGTCGAGGGCAAAGAGTTCGACATCAATGAAAACATCACTCTTACCAGGTTTGTTATCATTCCTAGTCTTCTTCTTCTTGATGAGTGTATACCGTCTCGTGACAAACGGTCCAGAATTCTTGAAACTGATTCCCAAGAACTTGAATAGTTTCGGATCCTTCTTTTTCATCGACATAATTCGGTTCTTGATTTTTATGTTCAAGCGTTGTGCAATTTCCCCCAACTTATTCCATAGTATAAGTTTGGTTGCTTGAAGTTTCCCAAAATATACAGGGTTTACGGGCAGACGTGGAACAAACTTGGCATCTATATCACTCGTGATAATACGATCATCGAAGTCTGTATACAAATTGAACGCTTCACCACCACTGATGATCACATCACCCATAGACTTCATATATTCACTGATTTCACCCACAGTGTTTATGATGATGTCACGAATAGAATCGGTCACAAAGACATACATCATCTTGTCAAAGTTCTCAGTTTTGTGAGCACTTTGGGCGCGCGATCGAAACTTACCAAGATCCCTCTGGAGATTTCTGTCATAATATTTCTGCATCTTGGGATCTTTGAAAAATAAGTTTTCTTGAATGAATTTTTCAATCACGGGTTTTGAATAAATTTGATCGTCCATTAATATATTGTGATATAATAAAATGGTCTGCAATGTCATCGAAGAATGTAGGTGCTATGCCTATAAGGGTGAGACTAAGCAATTCTGTGGAGTGAGGAAGGGGGTAAATGTGCTACCCTGTCCCGAAGACTGTTGTGCAGGTGGATGTCCCACAAATGGATCTAGACAACCTTTCCGATTCATCGATAGACCCGAAAAAAAATCCATTTTGACAAAACAACGTGTAGGATTGCTTATCCTCACGATATTCACGGTACTTGCTATCCTACTTTACATAGACTTAAAGGTTACCCGGGTAAGAAAGATATAATGTCTCTCGAAACCATCCAAACCGAAATCGCCGCTCTCCGCAACGACATCAAGAACCTTTCCAAGCTTGTTCGCAAGGTTAAGAACACCCAGGAAGACCCAGATGGTGAGAAGGCTAAGGCTCGTGCTGCCAACAACGGCTTCAATCGTAAGCAGGATGTGACGCCTAAGTTGCGCGCTTTCCTTGAACTTCCCGAAGGTGAGCTCATTTCTCGCTCTGAAGTGACCAAGTTCATTAACAAGTACATCACTGAGAAGGGTCTCAAGCACCCTGACAACGGCCGTCAGATCATCCTCGACGACACACTCCGCGACCTTCTCGCGCCTCCAGCCGACGTTGTGGTTACTTACCTTAACCTCCAGAAGTACCTCTCTCCTCATTACATCAAGAAGGAGGCTTAAAAAAATAAAACCTGAACTACATAACAACTATGGTTACTTTCCTTAGTAAAGAAAGAGCCGAAGAACTTGTTGGTACAAAGATCAAAAACCTTGATTTGTACCAAAAGGCATTTACTCATAAATCTGCTCTCAAAGAGTATGAACAGTTCACAGAATCATTTGAAACTCTAGAATTTATCGGTGACTCGGTCCTCGGGTTTGTCATCACTAAGTTTTTATTTGATCGGTATGAAAGTCGACAAGAGGGGTTCCTAACGAAAGCTCGTACAAAGCTCGTCCGTGGTGAGACACTCGCTAAGATTGCGAGTGCACTCAATCTAAATGAACTCGTCGTCATGGATGAAAAAGGGATGCGCAACAACTGGAACAATAATCCCAAGATTTTAGAGGATGTCTTTGAAGCCCTAATTGGTGCCATTTACATGGATATCGGACTTCTCCATGCTAAGGAATTCGTACTCAGAATTTTTCAAGACCCTAAATTTGTTGATATGAATTCTATCATGGTGGATGATAACTTCAAAGATCATCTGATGCGTCACTGTCAGGTTCAAAATTGGCCACTCCCTGAATATCGCGTCGCCGCGCATTACGAGGGACTATTCTACATTGATATCCATATCAATGATGGTTTTGTTGCTAGGGGTGTTGCTAAGAGTAAGAAACAGGCTGAACAAAATGCAGCACAAACATATTTTAGCGTTGCAGAAGAGCTTAAAACTTACAACTTTAGTTAATATAAGATGCATCCCAATGTCAAAGCGTTGCTTGAGAGGGAATACGCAGCACAGAAGTCTGAAGAATGGTTGGCTCTCCGTGGTAATATGCTCACCGCATCAGATGCCGCCACAGCCATCGGTGTGAATAAATATGAAACACCAGCTGAACTTCTCCTAAAGAAGTGTGGACTTGGTGAGAAGTTTACCGGGAACGCAGCCACGAGACACGGTGAGAAGTATGAAGATGAGGCTCGTATTCTCTATGAAGAGAGGCATGGGGAGATTGTGCATGAACTCGGATTGTGCCCTCACCCCTTGCATACATGGCTCGGGGGAAGTCCTGATGGTGTGAGTGAAAGTGGGAAATTGGTAGAGATTAAATGCCCCCCGATGCGACAAATTGTACCTGGTGAGGTCCCAATTCACTATATGCCCCAGCTTCAGTTGTGTATGGAGATTTTAGATTTAGAAGAAGCAGATTTTATTCAATATAAACCAGCTGAGACCAATTGGCCTCGCCCAGAAGAATTCGATGTAGTAAATATTAAAAGAGACCGTGAATGGTGGAAAACCAACCTCCCTGTGATGGATGAATTCTGGAAGAAGGTTTTGTACTTTCGGGAGCATATTGATGAACTTCCACCACCTAAGTTGAAGAAGACTCGTAAGAAAAAGGAACCCGAACCAGTCATCTGCCAGATTGAACCCATTCCTGGTGAAGATCCTTACGATGACTATTGAAGAACAATATAACCATGCAAAGGACAATCTCAACGGTCGTCTTTTCGCCCCCTACCAACGTGAAGGTGTCCTTTGGATGCTGACGATGGAAAATCAAACTTCGGGACCCAAAGGTGGGTTCCTCTGTGACGAAATGGGTCTGGGTAAGACCGTGCAGCTCGTTTCCACTATACTTGGAAACCCAAAGCCTCGCACACTCATCATCGTACCCAAATCTATTATCACCCAATGGGTTGAAGAGATTCATCGCTTCGCCCCAAATCTGACGGTCAGTGTCTTCGATGGCCCAGAACGGAAGATTGATCACGACGTCGATGTGACAATCACCCCTTATACACTTCTGACAGTGAAAGGTGGTGGACCTGACACAAAGACACCTCTCCACAAGGTTCAGTGGGATCGAGTCATTCTCGATGAAGCCCATGAGATTCGAAACAAAAAATCTAAACTTTTCAAAAGTGTGTGTCGTTTACAGACCCAAATCAAATGGATCGTGACGGGCACACCTGTCTTCAATTCTATGGAGGATTTTGTATCTCTTTCAACTTTCTTGGGTCTCTCTAAAGTTGTTGTCCAGGGTATGACCAACAAGATTAAGGATATCTACATTCTCAGAAGAACAAAGGATGATCTCGCTAAAATTAATGAGCGTTTGAGACTGCCCCCATGTCACTTTGAGAATGTGGAATTGGAAATGTATCCAGATGAGAAGCAGTTGTACGAGATTGTATTTCTCGAGGCACAGGAGACTATTCGTGATGCCTTCAGACATGCTCAAAGTATGAATGCGAAGAATATGGTCATCTTAGAGTGTCTTTTGAGGGCGAGACAGTGTATGATATGGCCACAGATGTATCTCGATGGTGTCGCGAAGCAAAGTAAGACACAAGCAGAACAGTGGGTGGGACGTTCGAAGAAGATGGAGACCCTCTTTGAGATGATCGAAGGACACCCTTCCGAAAAAGCTCTCATTTTCTGTCAGTTCAGGGGTGAGATGAACCATATTCATAAGAATATCCAACGACCAGTGTTTCGAATCGATGGTTCCGTACCTAAAGATGATCGTGTCAAACAGATTGAGGGTTTCAAAAAGGCTGCACCAGGTGCGGTATTCATCATTCAGATTAAGAGTGGTGGTCAAGGTCTGAACCTCCAAGAGGCGACTCGTGTGTATATCACAGCACCATCTTGGAATCCTGCGACGGAGCTTCAAGCAGTCGGACGCAGTCATCGAACTGGTCAAACCCAAGCCGTTTATGTGAAGAAGTTGGTATACAAGGAATGTTCGCGTTTTGTGAGTGTTGAGGAAGAGATGATGGCGCTCCAGGGGCATAAATCGATCGTGTGCTCCAAAGTCCTCAACGATGAAAGAATTGAAAAGCAGATCCCAGTGAACAGGACGAGTGCTAAGATTTCTATTCTGGACATCAAGAAAATTTTCAAAGCGTAATATAAAAGATGATTGGTTCCCGCGCTGAAGTTTTCCATGGCACTGCTGACAAGACCTCTGGTGGTCTCGCAAAGAAAGATCTCATTATGAAGGAGGGTCGTATTATTTCCAAGGCGGCGAGTAAGGCGGCGAAGAAGTCCCTGAAGACTAACCCCAAATTCCAGGCGTTCATTGACATCGCGAAGGAGAAGTCTGAGGCGAAGGGTACTTTCTGCCTTGTCCCCTCGAAGAAGACCAAGACCTACAAAAAAATAATCAAGGATAATAAGTAAGAATGACTCTCGCAGACTGGTCAGAATCCGTAAAAATGGCTAAGATTAAGATAGGTATGGACCCAAAGAAATTTACCAGGGTAGATGGTAAACTTCTTAAGGAGGCTCAAGCTATTTATAGTATTTTACTTTTTAATAAATCTAAATCTTAAATTGAAATCCCTTAAGATTCTGTGGCTCATAGACGATAAGTTGACTGAGCTTCCAAGTACACCCGAACTTTCTGTTCAAGAAATACACACTGTTAAGTTCCACCATAGCATGTCCCGAATTTCTTGCATAGAGACCATTGGTCACTTCATCTTTCATTGGGTTTTTATCTGTGTTAAACACATTTGCCTTAATATTATCCTCCATATCGGTATCAACCTTGACACGAAACTTTGGTTCGCGATCAGGTGATTCTTTGACATTTGAATTGAACATTGGCTTGAGTTTTTCTTTTGTCATCTGACTTCCAAAGATTGTTTCACTTTGACTGACGACTGAATCGATAATCGTATTCTCCAATTCTCGAATTGAGTCATAAAAGTTTTTCATATAACTGTCATCTTCATCGTATCCCTTGATTGCGAAATCAATATTATACTTGGTAGGCCCAACTTCGGGGGTGAAGCCAGATACCCCAAAGGGCATGTACATCCGAGGGAATTGAATACGTAATGGTGTACCCTGTTTTGTTGAAATGACAATTTTACGATTGTTGAATTGGTTAATTTGTAGATTTTCGATTGCTTTGTCCATGACTTCTGAATATATATCCCTGTTAAACTTTAAGCCGAACAAGCTACACAGTCTGGTTCTAAACTGAATTGAATTGGTCGAGCCTTCGCCTTGGATCGAAGATAATACATCCCCGTTTTGAGACCCGATTTCCAGGCATACATATGCATCGATGACATCTTTGACATTGTGGGACTCTCAATGAAGAGGTTCATAGATTGAGACTGGTCGATAAAACGACCACGATCTGCTGCCATATCAATAATACACTTCTGACTGATTTCCCAGACGGTCTTGTACAACATCTTGATGTCCTCTGGAATGTCAACGATGTTTTGGATGGAACCACCCGCCTTCACCATGAGATCTTTCATTTCCTTTGACCATAAACCCGCTTTCTTCAGATCGTCCACGAGGTGTTTGTTCACTACTACGAATTCACCTGCGAGAGTGCGTCTGAGATATATGTTTGTTGTGTACGGTTCAAAGCACTCATTATTACCCAATATTTGAGCCGTAGAAGCAGTAGGCATCGGAGCCATGAGAAGACTGTTGCGAATCCCCTTTGTTTTCACACGCTCACGCATCGCATCCCAGTCATAGCGACCACTGAATTTCGTATCACCTTCCCACATATCAGGCTGGAGAATACCTTGGGATGCTGGAGAACCCTCAAAACTCTCATAAGAACCCTGGACCTCAGCTAGTTCAGATGACGCCTCGAGGGATGCGTGATACATAGTCTCGAAAATATGCGCATTCATGAGACGTGACTCTTCGCAATCGAAGGGGAGTCCACAAAGAATAAACACATCCGCGAGTCCTTGAACACCGAGACCAATAGGACGATGCTTCATGTTTGAACGACGCGCCGTCTCGACTGGGTAGAAGTTGCGATCAATGACACGGTTGAGATTCTTCGTGACCACCTTGGTAGCTTTATGAAGTGCATCATAATCGAATGTCTTGGTCTCTTTGTTCACATATTTGGGGAGAGCGATTGAAGCCAAGTTGCAGACAGATGTTTCATCTTTGTCTGTATACTCAATAATTTCGGTACACAAGTTGGAACTCTTGATCACCCCTAAATTCTTCTGGTTACTCTTGGCATTACAGGCATCTTTGTAAAGCATATAGGGAGTACCAGTCTCAGTTTGAGACTTGAGAATCGCCTTCCATACTTCAGCTGCAGGAACAGTTGAATGGGCGAGACCTTCTTCCTCATACTTCATGTAGAGCTCTTCAAACTCTTTACCGTACACATCCGAAAGACCCTTCGCCGTATCGGGGCAGAAGAGAGACCAGTTACCACCCGCTTCGACCCGCTTCATGAAGAGGTCAGGAATCCAGAGTGCAGAAAAGAGATCACGGCACCTGGCTTCCTCATCCCCCTGATTGAGACGAAGTTCGAGGAAATCCATGATATCAGCATGCCATGGTTCGATGTAGACAGCAATAGAACCCTTACGACGACCAGCTTGATTCACGTAACGAGCAGTTGCGTTGAAGACGCGAAGCATTGGAATAATTCCATCAGATTGACCATTCGTACCCCGAATGTGAGACTTATTGGCTCGAACATCGTGAATATGCATACCGATACCACCCGCCCATTTACTAATTTGAGCACATTCGGTGAGACTTCCGTAGATGCCATCAATTGAATCACCCTTATTGGCGATGAGAAAGCAGGAAGACATCTGGGGTCGGGGTGTACCAGCATTGAAAAGTGTTGGTGTGGCGTGAATGAAGAGGCCTCTCGACATCATATCGTACGTTTCGATGACTGAATTTATGTCATCACCATGAATCCCGATTGCGACACGCATAAACATGTATTGCGGGGTTTCGATGAGTTTACCTTCAACTCTCTGGAGATAGCTTTTCTCGAGTGTCTTGAGACCAAAGTATCCAAAATCAAAGTCTCTATCAACATCGATGACAGTTTTCACCTGTTGGGCGACTTCAACAACTTGATCGGTGACAACACCAGCCTTGTGAAGCTTTCGCATGGCGAGATGGAAGTTATTAGGACACAATTTATGAATGTTACTCGCTACGATGCGGGTCGCTAACGTTTCATAATCGGGCTCGGAGGTGATCATACCAATACAAATCTCAGCAGAGAGTGTATCAATTTCCTGGGCGGTAATATTGTCATACAGGGAAGAGAAAACCTGTTGCGCAACCTTAGTAGAATCACATTTTTCAGAGAGTCCATACGTTAAGTTCTTGATCCTATTGGTGACATTGTCAAATTTCATATCCTCAATACGACCTGAGCGTTTAATGACCTTCATATATCTAAGGTTCCAGTTTTATTTTTAACTTACTTCTTGCACTCAAGATCCTTGCTCCTCACAGGAACAGTTCCGAAAGTCTCAAACTTTCGGTTAGGTTGGAGAAGATAGGTGTTCACGAAGAATGGACCTTGCTCACCAGCCTTAGCCACCGGAGGGTAGGAACCCACGAAGCAGGCTGGGGGTTTGCATGGAATTTCCTCGAAATTGTTTGGCTTGTTGGCATACGCCTCATTGAAGTTAGCCATGTTCAGCATTTACTATTTACACACAATTTTTTTCGGGGGATATATTAAATGTGTGACAACCTCCACCTTGATTCTCTCCAGCAGTGTGAAACTCCACTGAACACTTTGTTTTTTTCAGATTTCAATAAGAATCTTATTCAGCGTGGTGTTCGTCAGACTTTTAAGAACATAAGTGGTATCGCCATAGACTACCAAAACCCAGATGACATCTATGCCATCATGCGCGTTGTCTTCATTAATAATTCGGGTGACCACTATACTAAAATCAATGAACAGGTGAGATATATGAATACCAAAGTTATCGATACCTCAATCTCCCAAATCCAAACGGGTGTGTCCCAATATATTGCGTATGCGAATGACATTGATACGACTCGTACACTTATAGACCAACCCATAAACACCAGTACCGTCGGCAAAAAAATCGATTTCAATAATAAAATCGGATTCAATTAAAGATTGGAATCTATCGTAATATAAGTAATGAGTTTGAACTACTATAAATACGAGACCGAGAAAGTGTGTAAATCCAAGGGTTGGGATAAGGCCGCTGTAGACACAGTATGGCTTCTCCTGACAGAAGAGTTTGGAGAATTGGCATCAGCTATTCGACAGTACAAGAAGACATTCAAAAAAATGAATTTGAAAAAGGAAAGGGGTACGGACGTCATGATGGAAATGGGGGACGTATTCAGTTACCTCTTTCAACTAGCTCATATGTTAAACGTGGATCTAGATAAGATGTGGCAAGAACATCGGTACAAGATGCGAGACAAAAAATATAATCTGAACTAGTAGTAACAACGATGAGTGAATATATGCTCAGCGATGAGTATGCCATCGATGATGTCAATCCATTTGTCCAACACGATTTTTCCCTTCCAGGTGGCGTTCGACAGACGGGTGATTTTAGTGGTTTTCAGGAAGTAACTTCACACACGGATTTAGATCACCAAGAAAAGAGTGTTTTTTGTGAGACTAATGCCTGTAAGAGTGAGACTGAACCATGTATGATCGTGAAGAATATTCACCCCATGCGTAACATCGATACAGGTTTTACTTGTAAAGATAAAAAACGTCTCACGGTTGGCATATCTAATAAGTCACGAATGTCTTACATTGGATTATTTTTTATCATCTTTTTCATTACTTTAATGATAATATACGCAAGATATTGAAGAAGTGTGTGAGACGTGATTGACTCATACATATTTGAATGGCTTCAGGTAAAGTCTTTTTACAAAACTTTTTAATAAACACCATCTGCCAAGCACTCTCCATATTTACACGGGGTGGTTGGAATGTTGGATCAAGGATTTTAATGGCGTGCGCGATGCGAATATATATGCGATCATCTATATCGGTCATAAGGACAGTATCCAATGCGAGTTCAGCGAGTCTCTGTTGTACTTCGATCGTTTTACTGACCATCGTGTCTAGAAACTTATCATACTGAATGTCCTTCCCCTCACTTTGAATTTGTAACCAGTCTCCTAGGGGTTCTGCATTAAGATAGTCCGTGAAAGACGTATAGCCATTAGTCCTCGTGTACTTATCGTAATAGATTTCGATGTAAGCTAGGTCAGACTCAACATCATGAACAGCCCTGGCAGATTTTAGAAATGAAGTCATCTAAATAAAGCTCTCGTAATCTCTTTAAACACCTAAGTGTGTCTACCATATATGAATAGTATGGCCAAAAATGTATTCAACTATTGCAAATAATAGTTTTTCATATCTCCTCACCCTGGATGATATGCGAAAAGCTTTACCAGACGAGACCCGCCCTTCGTGGGTCAAGATTACCACAATTACGATGGTCTCAAGTTTTGCACAGACTATTGATATTAAAAGGCTTCGTGAGACATTTGAACGTGTTGGATCGTATCGTCTCAAACGAAGTGGAACCACAACAGATGGATTTGAATGGAAGTTGAAGCCTACGACATTTTATAATCAGGTAACACTCACCTATCACGACAGTTACAGTACCAAATCTGTCAAAGTGTTTCCAAATGGAAGTATCCAAGTCGCAGGATGTTGTGACCTTTTTGACTGTAAGCGTATCATCACACAACTCATCTACATCTTCAAAATGTTTTTGGAAATTGATATCGGTATATCAACCGATGCTTTCCGTGTAGTGATGATCAACTCCAACTTCAGTCTCAACTACAACATCAACCTCATGAAAGTGGCTGACTGGTTTGAACAGTACGATGATATCTTCAAAGTATCCTTCGAGCCAGATAGATACTCAGCCGTCAAGATCAAGTTCAAACCTGCACAAGACATGAAGGAGATTACTTGTAGTATCTTCAGCACTGGTAAGATTATCATAACAGGGGCGGAGACTCTCAAAGAAATTGCATTCGCATATAACATCATCAACCAGCACATCAATGAGAGACCTGACATTAGAGTGTCGAGAACTGTGGAGACTGATGTCTTTGACATATTTTTAGGATACAAGTGTGAGCCAATGATTGAAACACTCAAAGCAAAAGGATTTCAATCTTGGATGCAGACGATCACCAATAGACAAATTAATTTCTGATGTAATAATAACAAAATGTCTCAACGACTTGGTATGGCCGATGGTAGGTGTTTCACCATAAACTCTTCTGCCCAACTTTTTAACAACTACGTGATGAAGAAAAACAACATTACATTCGAGGACAACTACTCGTACCGTAAATTACTTCAGAGCCAGGGTCCCGGTATTCTCTCCAAGGTACAGGAGGAGCAGGGTAAAGCGAACTGTAACAACTGTGACAAACCTCTTCTCAAGATTCCCGATATTTACTAACTGAGCTAAATCACGAAAAAAACTTTAACCCCATACTCTAGAATGTCAACATGTGCCATATGTCTTAATGAAGTCAAATCGACGAGGACAAATCCCCCGATTCGATGTGGACATGTGTTTCATTCCAACTGTCTAGAGAAATGGAAAAAACAAGGCAAGAATACGTGCCCCACATGTAGAAAAGTTTTTGATGCTTCACACTTTAAAATTGTCGTCACGATTCAAAACAATTACACAGCGACAGGGAACTCTGTGTCCTTGAATGAAGAATCAATATTCGATATATTAGATCTCTTTGATATCAACTTCGATGTCGAAAATCAACCAGATCTAGACAGTATTCTTGATGACCTTGGGATGAGTCTTACCGACTTTGATTCCTCGATTCTTGACGCAGAATGAGCTGCAATACGTTTCATAATTCAATCCAGGATAGTTCCTTGAAGCCTTTCGAGGATCCATAATAGCCTTACCTCTTGCATCAGTCAGAAGTGGACCAGTCGCCCACCCACGCTTGTGACTGAATACATTCGATTTGAAAATGATACGTTTACCGACATTGAATGGCCCAGCCCTCTTTACCCTAGATTCTGGAACTTTAAAAAATTTGACTACAGATGCCACAGTGTCCCCAGGTTTGATCTTGTATTCAACAACCCCATGCTGTTTGTAGAAGTGAAAATCTCCTTGACGGATATAGTTTGATGGACGCCCAGGAGAGACGAACATCATAACTTTGTAGTATCCCCTTTTACATTTCTCATTAGCTCCTGCTTTGTAGACAATTTTGGGATTGTCTGAAACAACGCGCTTTGGGAGACTTGTGCAGTGTGTATATGAATGATTTCCATTCGATAGTCCAGACCGATCACCAGGAATGGATTTTTGCCACCTATAGGCTTCATAGTCACCAACAGCATAGGCATAACAGTTGTTATTTCCTATACCTTTATGGGAACCCCACCTCCGATTGGTGTACTTACTCTCAGAACCACTCAGAGGGAGTACCTTCATTTATAATTGATACAGAAAAAAATCTCCACTTGTAATAAATGATTCAAGAAGTAACCAAGGCCAAAACTCGATCCGAAGCACTCATGGAATTTCTCGTGTTCGTGCTGACCATTCTCATCAGCACATTCCTTCTCCGCGTCGTGTGGAACCGTTCTCTCGTGAAGCACATCTCTGTTCTCAAGCCCATCAACACTATGTTGGACGCTTTCGTCCTCGCCCTCTCTCTCCAGATTGTGCGTGGCATCTAATTTCATTATTGATAAGTTGATACAATCAACTCTTGAATAATAAATGTTTACATCTCAGTGTATCCAACAATCGTTTTACCATTGGGATCCTTGAGGAGTGGGAAAGCATTCATACCGTCACACCCATCTTTCTCACAATCCACAAATGTGTAAGGCTTTTCATTTTTTTCCATGTAGTCAAGTTGTTTCCGTGTCCAACCACAACTCATAGTACCGTAAACGGTCCACTTTTTACCAGTCGCGGAGGCCTTGGTTCTGTTCCTGTAGATTAAGAACACAACGAGAAGAATTACTATACCAATTACAATTGTCGAGCGCTGCATATTTTATTATAGGTAAATATTAAAATGTCTTCAACTATATTCACTATTGGAAACAAAAATGTGACGCTCAAGTACACCAGGAAAATGCCTCGTGGTGAAGTTGAACGGATGAAATCATTCGTCACTAAGAATGGTGATAAACTCGTGAAAACTCCAAAGTTTAGAGTACTCTCCCAAGTTGACGAGGGTACGAAGCGAGTCTTCAAGGTCGTGCTCTAACGATACCAGGGCGTTTCTTGGGTTTCGCTTTGCCCATCTTTAGGATAGCAACAGCCCTCGCTTTAGCAGCCTCTTTGTTTACTGGTGTTTTTGGTTTAGGAGCCTGAATTTTAATGACAGGTTTAGGTTTAGAAATAGAAATGTAAACCATAGTCTTCTCACCCGTAAAGAAGGGTTTCGACAGAACCTCCTTGAAGTTCAAATTTACAGTCTTGTTACCCCTCAATCTCATGTTCTTGACAACATTCGATCTACTCACAAGATAATTTGGGGGTAAAAGGTTTTCGATAAATGTCTTTACCACTCGCTCTGTGCGCGTCCGTGGTTGAAGAACCATGTTATGGATGGAATTCAGGAAGAAGTGTAAATCATAATGTTTGTCAGACTTTCTCGAGATGCCAATGTTCTTGTAATTGTTCGCATTGATGAGAGGATTATTAATCCGAGGGAATACAGAAAATCCAAAATCAATTATGACAGCTTCAAAACCCGCATTCGAAATCGTAGACCCCATGATTTTCATATCCTTCACAGGGACTGGTCGAACGAGGATATTTCCACCATGAAGATCATGATGACGGAATCCTGGATACTTCTTTTGGATACGGTAGAGATTGTAGAGTACCTGAGCCATCACGGATTTTATAGCGGGTAGAGTGGGTTGCGTCACCATCCATTCCCTCAACTCTTTACCCTTCACGTATTCAGTATAAAGAATGTCCTTATTGTCACAGGTTTTGTACAGGTACATCTTGGGAACCCCAAAACCTTCCAATTTTTTTGCGATGGTAAATTCCATCTTTGGGTTCATCTCGTCGAGTACCCTTTTAAATTTCGCGAGTGGCAGATTGTTCGTCTTTTCAGTCAATGATGGTGTTCTGATTTCCTTGTAAGCGATGTACTTTTCACATCCATCGTCAATACATCCACGATACACCTTACCATACTGACCCTCACCAAGCTTCACAGCACCCTTGGTCATGGTTCCATTTTTCTTTTTCAACCAGAGGTGGGACGCTGGGTCACAGGCCTTCTTACCCCTCAGCAATTTCTTCACCTGGGCGTTCATTATTATATTCGTAAGAAGATTGTTTCAACTTACGAATAGGGGAAATAAATCAAAATCTGTAGGACTTGTGAATCGGGAACTTACTGGTCATCAACTTCGTCAACTTCCTCCTCCTCTTCGACCTCGACATCAACTTCCTCATTGGGAAGATTGAGACCCTGGAAAGCAAAGGAGGGAAGCTTAGCAGACTGCTCAAGAAGAACCTGTTGGAGGCGGATTGTCACACCGAACTTGTTGTCGATGAACCAAATCTGGTTGAGGTCAACGATCGCCATACACTTCTGCCCCTTCTCAATGGTGTCGAGTGAGATCGACTGCTTATTCATAGAATACGCCTCTGGGACGAAGGTACCGTCAGGCTTGGTGAGGATCTTGAGCTTGATAGTAGAGGGGTACTGCTCCTTACCAGGGCGGATCATAGGCTTGTAGAGCGCCTCCTTGAGGACTGCTACATTGAACTCCTTACCGAGCCACTCCTTAGAGTTGGCAGCAACGGTGTTCACAATGATATCGTCAAGTTCCTTGAGCTTGTCGTGAACCTCCATAGCCTCAGCGTTGTCACTATCGAAAGATAGATCGAGAGAGTAAGAAGTGCGTCCAGTACCTTCATCGGTGAAGGCACTCAAACCATAAGGAGAACGCATGAAGGGAAACTGAATGTAGAGTTTCTTGTTGTCGCCGGCGTTAAGGTAGACGGCTTTACCGCCATTTTTATTTTTGCGAAGTTTCGAGAATTGCACAGAGGAGGCAGAGAATTCGGTGGATTGCTGAATAGAGAGAGACATTGTTGGTTGGTTATATATATACTAGGTGGTTCGACTTTAAGTTATTTTTTTTGTTGATATATATCAAAAGTAATCATGGGTCTATTTAAAGACTGTGGCTGTGGCTGCAATGGCAAGAAGCAGCAAGAAAAGTTAATCATTTCCATCATATCGGGTCTCACATTTTTCATCGTTGCGAACCCTGAGACTTTTCGCATTGTCAGGCGAATCTTGGGTTCTTGGATCTCCACCCCCACTGGGTGCCCCTCGACCCGTGGTCTCCTCGTACACACCCTCGTGTTCATCCTCATTGTTTGGGGTATGATGAACATCAAGAAGGAAAGTGGAAGTTGTGGTAAAAAGAAAAAGGCTGGGTGTGGATGTGGTACCAAGACTGTTGTGGCTGCCCCACCTAGCATGGCTGATGCACCCGACCCTGAACCCGATTTCGGTGAACCCCAAATCGAACTGACCAACAGTGGTCGTACCCTAGGGTCCATGGACGTGTCATCGGATGGGGTCCTCTTTAATTAAATAGAATATAACCTACTCATATATTTTACAGTCAATTTGGATAAATTGAATGTAAAATGTTTAAAACTCTTCATCGAAACCGATTTCATCTGAGGTGTCATCCATCTTTCCGTAGTCACCCACCCGCTTCTCAAAGAAGTTTGTCTTCCCATCTAGGGAAATGTTTTCCATGAAGTCGAAAGGATTCTTGGAGTTCCAAATTGGGGGTTGACCAATCTGTTTAAGTAAACGATCGGAAACGTACTCGATATATTCTGACATCTTATCGGAGTTCATGCCAATCAGGTTGCATGGAAGTGCATCTAAAATGAAATTCTTCTCAATTTCGACAGCCTCTTTGATGATTGTATGAAGTGTCTCCGTCGACGGTTTGTTACGGAGTTGTTTGAATAATTCGACAGCAAACTCTTGGTGAAGCCCCTCATCCCGTGAAATGAGTTCATTACTAAAACAGAGACCGGGCATGAGTCCTCTTTTCTTTAGCCAGTAAATGGCACAAAAACTTCCAGAAAAGAAGATGCCTTCTACACAAGCGAAAGCGAAGAGACGTTCAGCGAAAGTCTTAGATTTGGTATCGAACCATTTCAGGGCCCAGTTGGCCTTTCTTTCGATACAGGGTACAGTTTGAATAGCCTCAAAGAGTTGTTTCTTTTCAGTAGGATCTTTGATATATTTATCGATAAGTTTAGAGTAGGTCTCACCGTGAACCATTTCATTGTGAGATTGATAGGCATAGAATGAGCGAGCTTCAGATATTTGCACCTCATCAGCAAAGTTGTTATTAATATTTTCAAAAACGATTCCATCGGACCCAGCAAAAAACGCCAGGATATACTTTATAAACTTCTGTTCATTATCGTTGAGTGTTTTCCAGTCGTCCATATCCTTAGATATATCTACCTCTTCAGCAGTCCAATTGGACATTTGAGCCTTCTTATAGAGTTCCCAGAGCTCAGGATACTTCAGGGGGAAGACGGTGAATCTGTTTAGGGTGGGGGCGAGAATTGGTTCGTATTCGTCTTCGATATATTCTTGAAATTGAAAGTAGTCTCCGATGTGACGTCCGTCAATAGATATCTGAGGGTAGGTTGCCGCTCCCGGACCGCAAACTTTCATGAGTTCATCTTTGTCCACCATTACCTTTTCGTGGTCGAGACCCTCTGATTCGCACAGGGTCTTCGCGTGGTCGCAATATTGACATCCTTCCTTCGAATAAATAGTAACTTTCATCTGTGATATTATCCCTTATATTTTTTTGGCTGAAAACTCTAAGCATGATTGTGCCCTCTGAAATAAATCAAAATGATATAGTCAAAGTATTAGTAAACGAAGATGGTGTCGAAGACGAAATGTACGGGATTGTTGGTATGAACACTGGCAATACTCTTGGCCTGAGATATCTCAACCCCACTGAACTTTTTTATAAGAATGCTTGTGTATACGAACTGGAACCCGTGACTCTTTCTCCCGCACCTTATGAAAGTTTGATGGAACACTACCCAAGTGGAACAACATTCTCCGATCTTGAGATGAAATCCCTTGGTATGAACAGATTTGCAATGTACAGTGAAATCGATGTTGAAGACAGTGACAGTGACTTATATGATGAAGGTGCTGAAGACGAATCCGACCTCGAAGGCTTTGTCGTCTCTGATAGTGAAGTCGTAGGTAAAGATATTACGTTACCCCCTGGTCATAAAGCAATTGATAAAGAATGGAATGAATGGGAACCCACCACTTCTGGTGGAAAGAGTTTCAAGGAAACTATCGATCTTATTGAAACCCGTGTCAGACGCCTAAGTCAGTGATGCGTTTTTTGAAATTCTAAAAAAGGTTGCTACATTCAAAAACAATGCTGGCAACTATATGGTCCGAACTGGACGCCCTATTACCAAAAAAACTCGATGAAAAGCCAATGAATACTCATTTATGTAAAAAATGCTCAGGTGTAAAAGTTATCACCCGAGAAGGATTACCAACATGTTCAGAATGTGGACTCGTTGATTCTTATTTTGTGGATGATACCGCAGAATGGACCAGTGGTGTGACCGATGACGGAAAAGTGAATGACCCGTCGAGATGTGGCAATCCAAATGCAAACCCAGAACTCTTTTCACAGAACTGGGGCAAAGGAACTGTCATAGCAACGCAACGTGGATCTACATATGAAAACAAGAGGATGGCGAAGATTAACTTTCATATGTCTATGAATCATAAGGATCGATCTCTTTTCCATGCGTACAAAGACATCGATGAAGCGTGTCACACTTTACCAGATTCGGTACTCAAAGATGCAAAGATGATGTACAGAAAATTCAATGGTGAAAAATTGACCCGTGGTGCAGTGCGTCTAGGTATCAAGGCGAATTGTGTACTTTACGCATGTCGTCTTGCCCAAATTCCTCGAACAACTAAAGAAATTGCGGATATGTTTGGTATTCAATCCAAAGATGTAAGTCGAACAACCCAAATATTCAAAGACAATATTCTCGGTGCGACCAAAAAGAACTATGTGACGAAAGCGTTTGATGTGATGCAACGACTTCTAAATTCTTTCAGTGTCACACGAGAAGAGCGCCTCGGATGTAACAAAATGTGTAATGCCACAGAGGACTGTGTAGATCTTATGAGTAAGACTCCAAACAGTGTGGCTTCTGCGATTATTTACATCATACTAGGAGATAAGGTGACGAAAAATGAAATGTGTGAGAAATGTTCAGTGTCCATTCCGACACTGAATAAGATTGAGGTTATTATAAAAAAACACTTAGAGGCTACGTGTGAAAAATAATATATGAGGAAACTATTTCTCGCGACACCATGCTATGGTGGATTATGCTTGGAGAAGTATATGACCAGTATTATTAAACTTCAATTACTTTTAATAAAAGAAGGTATTCAATTGTTACTAGACACCACTGAAAACGAATCTCTCGTACATCGTGCTCGTAACGTATCTGTAGGACGTTTTATGCAAAAGACTGACTGTGAATTCTTCATGTTTATCGATGCAGATGTTCATTTCAACCCCGAAGCGGTTGTGCGTCTCGTTAATTCTGGTCATGATGTTTCCGTCGCGTGTTACCCAAAGAAGGTTGTCATGTGGGATCAAGCTGCGAATGCTGTAAAGAGGGGTGACGATCGTGATATGTCCATGCTTTCCTCAAGTCTCGTGATCAACTTTGGTGCAACCAACCGCCCTATTGAGAATGGATTCATCGAAATTCTCGACGGACCCACGGGATTTATGGTTATCAAGAGGTCAGTATTCAAAACCATACAGGAAAAGTTTCCAGACTTGTGGTGTAAGAATGATCACCAGAACCGAGACTTCGACGATTATCATGCATGCTTCGATTGTATGATCGATCCCGGGAATAGACGATACTTGTCAGAAGATTTTGCGTTTTGTCGTCGTTGGCAGCAAGCCGATGGGAAAATTTACGCGGATGTGAATACCACACTCGGTCATGTCGGAAATTTACCCTTTTCTGGATGTCTCAATGACAGGCTTAAGGTTTAGAGTATAGAATGAGCTATGAAACTTGTGACAATCATAGTCACTCGATCCAAATCTTGCCATGTGAAAACACTTCATACCGTTTTACGTTTGAATGTTAAATGTCTCGAAAGAAAAATAGACAATCAAATTGAGTATGTCAATGATGACACATTGGATAAGATTGAAAAAATTCAAAGTTATATGAAATCTCACGATCGTATCGTCTTCATAGATTTTGGTATTCATATGGATGACGAATCGATTATTCAACTTTTTGAACCACACGACGGTGTAGGGTGCCTCGTGTTCCCGGGTGTGAAGGATGGTATTGATTGGGATCTTTTCAAAAAAAAGGTTCGAGAAAATTCCACTGAACCAGTTGGACAGATGGGGCTTCACTTTGACACTGTTGTAGGTAATTCAGTTTCTAAAGATATTCGTAAAGTTGATTCTACAACAGCAAAAGCGTGGATGATGAACACAAAGAATGTTTTGAAAAATATCAAGGATAAAAAAACTGGAAACTGGAAACTCGCTCCAGATATGTTTCATAAACTTTTACAACAAGGTGTTAAAATTTATGCATTTACGGCAGCTAAGTTGACAATGATATATACACATGAATGTGTGAGTAATATTCTCAACGCCGCAGGTGTCAAAGTAAATTAAAGTTTAAGGTTGAACATAAAACATGTCCACCCCACTTCACAAATATGTCATAGACTTTATACATGCTCGATGGGGAAGTAAAGATTACTTTCCTGGACCACAGCCAATCTCGATCGAACATAGACATTTCCCTATACTCAAAGGGGGTGATTATGTAGTCTGCGAAAAGACAGATGGAGAACGACACATGATGGTTGCGCTCACGTATGAAGGAAAACGAAAATGTCTATTTGTCAATCGGGCTTTTAATATGTTTGAAGTTTCTATCAACTTGAAGAAGAATGTATACGATGGAACGATCCTTGATGGTGAACTTTATGAAGGGACACTGATGGTCTATGATGCTGTCCTCGTGGCGGGACAATCTGTATGGAACAAGAATCTCACAGAACGCCTTGATGCCGCAAGGGGTTTGATGAAGTCTGTGATCTACATGAAATCCGATCAATATCGTCTCAAATGTAAGACGTTTCATCATATGAGAGATTTTGAGACGTTCATGGATAAGTATCTCCCAACAGTTGATCAGAAGATTGACGGTCTTGTGTTCACCCCTATCAATGACCCGATACGTATTGGAACACATGAGACGATGTTCAAATGGAAGCCACAGGAGAAGAATACAGTGGACTTTCTCATGAAGAGAGAACCTTCGAGAGAAACACCTGGGTTTAAACCTGGTATACCAACTTGGCGTCTGTATGTACAGGAAAAGGGAAAGTTTTATTTTGAGAGTGAGATTCCTCACAATCGTATGGAAGATGAACCATGGTTCGAAGATGGTGCCATAGTTGAATGTAAATATGTAACTTGGGAAGAGCCGATGTGGTGGAAACCCCTAAAGAGGAGGACGGATAAGACACACCCCAATAACCGCCGAACATTTTACCGAACCATCGTGAACATCAAAGAGAATATTAAGATGAAAGAGTTTTTAGATTGTAGACCATGAAATAATATCCAGCCTCGTCAGGAAGTGGGTGTTCTCGAACACTGTCATCATCCGCTAAAAACCATTTATTTCTACGCTTTATCATCCCCACATAGTGACCATCGTTTTGATTACCGACATGTACAGCACTCGCGATGAGATTATATTCATACTTGTCGATGATGATATTTTCGATGATTTGAACATGACTCTTGCGATCGAATGAAACCATGAGAACTTGTGGCAACTTTGAAAAGAGCATACGAGTTGTCGCGACATTGTGCACATTACCCGTTGTATCTTCAAAGTTTTCGAGTACATTCCAATTTGTACTTTTTTTGAGCATTTCACTCATATCCTTTCCCTCAGATGTTATCAAATGAACGCTAAAGTCCTCTTCGTTTGATGATTTTCCACCCGGCCAAACTGTTTCCTGAATCTTTTTCCCGTAAAACCAGTGTTTGATTTCGGGTTGAGATGTTTCGAGGATGTCTATGATACACAACACAGCTTCTTGAACATCATGTTGTTCATTCGATCCGAAACGAGGAAACTTCTTACGAAACTCTGACAGAAGTGTTTTGATGTCGACAGTATCCTGACCCCTAGTCCAAAAGGTTTTCACGAGTGTCCCATACGTTTGGGTAAATATACAATCACCTGTATACGGATTCTTGAGGAAGTAGTTTGTCAAAGCAGGGATATGCAATAGACATTGAAGAGCCGTGTTGAAATAACAGGTATTTCCACTATTTTCGAGACCCTTCATTGAATTTTATGTATAAAAAAGGCTTAAGAGAAAGACGCATTTGTAAAAAGTTAAGAAAAATGAATCTCACCGAAAGAGTACTCCCGATTTTCGAAGCCCATAAGGGTCAAGGTGATATCGAGGTTGAAATACGTCTCGGGAAACATAATGGATCCCTCTTTGATACGAATGTTGGTAAAGATACTTGGAAACGAGTGCTCCAGGGTCTCAAGAAGTATGATGGATGGGAAAGTGTGAAGATGACGACAGCTGATGTATACTACAACGATGCGAACAATGTTCGTATAACCTGTGACGAAGAGTCTGGTGAACAGATCATGATCCAAAAAATCAGTGTGATCAAGGAAGACTTCAAAAGGGACCCCCTCGATGTGCGTTTTTGTGTCGCTCGTGAGATCCCCACCTCTGGGGAGTATGAGATGGATCGTAAGCGGAGCAAAACTCGTCACTCCTTCGTGCGTAAGAACCTGAGCATCGACATGACAATCTCTTCGGGTGACAATGTTGACATGGATTCTGAGGAGGAGGCGAGTTATCAGATTGAGTTGGAGATTGTCAAGCCCTCAGATGTTGATTCGATTTACAAGTTCCAAAACATTCTTCAGAAGATTGATGACCTCTGTAAACTAATTTCTCCGTAAATATAAATGATCTACATTATCCTTGCGATCATACTCCTAGCGTTGATGTACGAGAAGCGTACAAAGTCTGAGGAAGTTGAGGGTTCCAAAAACTTCTATGTAAGCGATGGTGCGTCAAAGGCGGTGTATCTTCAGATGCACAAGGATGGGTTAGGGCGTGACGCGCTAAAGATGTTTGTTCAATTCGAGGATCGTCTTCTCGGAATTGAGCGAACATCAGTGTGTACAGGTATGCCTTACATAGTTCAGGGTAGTCTCTTATCAAATAAAATAAAAGAAACATTTCCCAAATACAATTTCTCGTATCACACGATTCATCTCAAACAAATCGCTGAACCAAACAAACAAGTGAACACAAAAATCAAGTGCTAATTTTTTTTGAAACTTAAACAATAAAGTCGTATAGGTATTAAGTCTATGGAGGGGTGCAGACACCTGGTAGTTGAAGGACCTGATGGCTCCGTAGCTATAGCC